GTTCGACGAGATCCGTAAGGCCTGGGGAGGTGCGATTGGAATTACTAGTGGGTATCGACCTGAGCCATATAACACTGAGATCGGAGGCACGAAGGACTCGTATCACACTCAAGGGATGGCACTAGATATTTATCCTTGCGATGATCAGTTAAACGACTTCCACAACTGGCTAATCCAGCGCTGGAGCGGTGGCTTTGGCGATGGTCGGGGCAAGGGATTTATTCATATCGATATTCGCAATAGCGGCAGATTCTTCTCCCGAGCAGGTGTGAGGCCTACCGCTAGTTGGCGCTATTAGACGACTTTGATAGCCATGGCGCCTGTATTGAACTGAACAGTATCTCCAGCCACGACATCAACACTGACAGTGAGTGCTCCAGAAGCAAGGAAATTGCCACTGGTTGCTGCGTCCCAGATACCGAAATGAGTAATAGTGGCGCCCCCTGAAGCACTGGCAGTCATTTGAACGGCAGCGGTATTGGTGATTTCAAAGCCACCACCAGAGGCGGCTCCAATCGTGCCAAGATCTCCGTGGGCCACAGAGGTGCGGGTGGACGAGCCAATAATCGTGCTGGTTTCATCATTTGATGTCCCTGCTGTTCCTGGATCGCCTGAGTGCAGCGATACGTAGGTAGTTGTCAGCTGGGTGGGAAACGCTGAGTTCTTAAACCAACTAAGAATTTCAGTTGCGAAATAAGTTGAAAATGCCATGCCGCGTGTTGTTCGTCTCTTTTATTTTGGCAACTCCAAGCAATGAGATCTTGCTGGTGTTTAATATCCGCCTCCAGGAGACGTTACTGTAAGTGTACCCGTATTAGCGTTTGTGCCTGTCGCAGATCCGCTAATTCTCCACGTAGCCTTAATCCGTCCATAGGGGCTCATGGTCATTACGATAGACCCTCTGAATGGGGCAAGAGTCAGTGATGGACTGGCAGTTCCATCAGCTTTACCGTCTATTTCCTTGATTGTACTTGGAGCAGGTATTAAGCCATAAATAGAAGCAGTAAGGGGAATCTCACCATCTAACTTAGCCATGGCGAGTCTGCCGTATGGCAACATCTCTCCGTCTGTTTTGCCAGTAAGTTCCTTGTAAAACAGTACACTCAGAGTGACGCTGTATTGGATTTTCTTCCACGAACTACAGCTGATTGTGAAGTAGTAGGTTCCGGGGTCCAGAAGCTGAAGGAACTCTTTCTCCTCTGTATTAATTACCTCGTTGCGATAGGCATATCCGTCTACTGTCAGAGGTCGCGGAGTGAGGTCCTCGTTGAGGATGCCAACCGATATCTCCTTGTCGTGATATTTTGAGATGCTATTTTTTACAACCTGAATATCTGACTTGCCAGATGTTTTTACTTTAAAGAAAAGACTATTAGTGCCTACTTCGCTACCTATATCACCATTGACTAGAAGATAAAGGTTGTTTACGGTGCCGAGATCCTTGGCTTTTGATGGTGAATTCCACGAAACATGCTGAGGCCTAAGGAAAGAAGGCGAGGTTTTTTCACTGCCACCGTAGCCAGCTTTGATCTTGTCGATCGAGTCAGATTGATTACTTACTTGGTACGTGCTCATCAGTCCTCATAAAGCCGGCATTCATCGGCATCGGGGTTTTCAATGCAGTACTCCAGGAAGATACGTCGCAAGGGTGGAACTTGCGAGAGATCAGGATATTCAGAAGAGATATCTTCTAAATACAATTCAGAGTTACTTATGTTTGGGTAAGGATGATGAGCCATGTAATGCTCAGTTAACTCAATATTAGTTGAATATTGAGTGACAGTCGCTCACTAGCCAGCGAGCACGGGCTATTTCCTGGCCGGACGTAGTTTCTTTTTCATGGAAACATGGGTAAGCGGTCTGATGATATTGAGGAGGGGAGGCAGTCCGTTCATGCGTATGGATATTTCGATTGGTTTTTGTTCGTGATTATGGTGAACGCGAGCAGGGATATCTGAGTCGCAAAGCCAAGCAGCGATATTTTCATATTCCTCGGGTGTGTAGCGGCCTTTAATTTGCCCTCGCTTGCCCCTTTGTTTGCCTATAAAGCGGCCTTGGTCTAACCAAAGAGCTGCGATACCCTCTGCCCCTGCGACGTTCAGGACCTCTCTAGAGATAACAGGCTTGTCCCTGGGCGAGAGCAGTTCATAGGCACGCCACAGCCCCTCTCCTTGCAGTCTGACGCGCTCATTGTCGTAGTAGCCATCTGAGTCGATGTGATCCCAGACGCTCTCCATGGGGCCGTCATGAAGTCTTCGCAGGGCTCTGAGTTGATGATCTAAATAAGTACGTTCAACTTCTGAGCGTGTGATCTCAAGCCATGGAATTTGACGCTTCCCCTTTAGCGCTAGTTTTCCCTTCCCCAAGCAATAGCTCAGTGCGCGAGCTATGAATTGCGCTTGCATCCCAGTGCTCTCCTTTGAAAAGATGTACTCGTGTTCTCGGTGCGTAGCTGATCAATGCTGATTGGACCTTCTTGGTCTCTGTCGAATCGAATATCAACCATGGCCTTGTTGTTCGGTCCTTCACCGTGGATACAGCTCCGGTAAGCATCTGGAACCAGGACGAGATCAGCTGCGCTTCTGGAGTCGTAATGCCAACTCTATTAAGGCGACAGGAGCCGTCTTTGAATAGTCGACAACCTTCAGCCCAGCACCACGCCGCCGCTTGAGCACCCAGTAGATCAAGAGTGGCCTGCGTGATTTGCCTCTCCTTGTATGGATAGAGCAAGTTGTAGATCGGCCTTAGTTTTTCACTCGAAACTCGAAAGCGGAGAACTTGCGTCGTCTTGCCGTTATCTCTTGGGCTGCTCTTATAGGGAGTAATTTCAGCTTTTGTAGGAATAAAATGCTTTAAATCCTCGATCTTTTCTTCTAAAAATGCAGAGTCAGAAGCACCTGCAGTAAGTGTTAATTGGATGTATCCCCCGCCAGGAGAGCGATATGGAAGAAGGCTTCCATCAACAAGAAGAAGTCCGAGGATTCCGCGTACATCTGCGGAGTCCAAATGTTTTTCCCTATAGAACTTCTATATAGTAGTAACAAGCACGCAATCCGCGTGTGATTTGTTCCCTACATGCTCAGGAGTTAAACGATCCAATGTGGATTGATAATGACTCAGCCGTAAGGCTCTAGGGTCATTTAAAACCGGATGAATTGCTGGAAACCTAAGTCGAGAGATAAGGCAATCAGCAGCCAAGTCAGAAGTACACTTCTGGAAGGTTCACAGACTACCTGAGAGGTTGAGTCCTCTTAATAACAGGCAAGAGCGTCCGGCACTTGTAAAAGTGATGATATAGTCGGTGCCCAGTGAAAGTTGGGAATAACACGTTCCAAAGCTACTAGGTGCAGAGCTCTATCGTCCCCATCCCGGTTATATCATCGAGATGGCCGTAGAGCCCGTGGTTGTTCACGACTTCAATGGAGTCCTTTAAGCGAAAGTTTATCGAAAAACTGGGTGAATTGCTGGAAAGCCGGACCTGAAAAGGAGGCCAATCAGCAGGCAAGCCAACCTACAAGTTGGAAGCTTCAACGACTAGATCCCGACAGGAAACTGAGTAATGGATCCACGAGCGCCCAGCCCCTATTTATAGGGTGAAAATATAGTCTGATCACAGTCGCCCTTAAGACTGTGGGTGCGGATAAAGAGCCACACCATAAACACTTGCGCGAAACAACCCGGCCAAACTGTTCAGTTAGACCGTTGACTGATAGCGGTCTTTAAATTCCGTGAATTCAGGGAACCCCTCCTTCACGCATTAGAACCTTGACAAGGAAAGCTGACGACAGTCGGCAGAATCATTTACTTATCGCGACAGAGGCGTCTGTTGCGAAGGGGGAATCTTGAGCCAAGCTAGATCACAATCTAGAAGGTGCAACGACTAGGCTCCGAGTGGCAACACAGTATTGAGCCCACGAGCGCGGAATAATTGGAATTTCTAATTAATGAAATAGTCTGAACAACATCGATGGAAAAGATGTTGAACCAGGGGATAAAGAGCCCTTGGGATAACACATTTGTATCGCTTCTGGGGTAATCCTGGTAATAAGGATTCCCGAGAGCGCACGGCTGACCAGACACTTGGTACTGCGTCTAGTCGCAATATCGTTAAAGACAAGGTTCTTGTAACGCTTAAAGAATATACCGGCCCCGCCGATCCTACTGATGCAGCTTCTCCTTCAACCTTTAAGGTTGCTCGCGAGACTTTGCTGACGGCGCAGAGGCTACTTCTCGACACTGGAAACCTAAATGTTTTCCACCAGTCAATTGGCTTAAACAGTAGGCCCGCCTTTGCGTAAGCATTGAGCGATAACAGGGTGAATTGCTGGAACCCCACCTAATTAGGGGAATCAGCAGCCAAGTCATTCAGGAAT